GGCTATATGGTGCCTTCCTGATATGGTTGGACAGTGACATGTATCCCAAGGCACAGAAGATGGCCAACAAGCTACAGCTTTTGGGCTGTAAAGCCCATGCTGTTTATACGGATTTAGATCCAAAGTGTTACGAAATGCAAGATATTGAAGCAACCCTCTTGACAGGTTTTACAAATGTGGTATAATAATTGTATTAAGGAATTTAGTTAAACTCTCTACCCCCCCCCGGTGCATGTAATATGAAGTTAAGAAATTACTCAATTTATAAAGTTAAACACCTTATTGAAGGTGGTAATCTTTACATGATTTATCTAGGTAACAATCAGTTTGGTTTAGGTAGAGAATGTAGTCCATCGACTCTAGTTGCACTTAAGAAGGAACTTCTAAAGAAGAAAACTTTTCCTGATTATGAATCTCATTGGGTAAAACCTAAGGAGTTCAACTCTTATCCTGATAAGGTAGACGTTTTAGAGCTGGTACCTCTTAAATCTATTAAGCTAGGTTTTGGTCATACTTCTGCTTTTATGCCAGCAATGCCTGTAGCAAAGCCTAAGAAAGACTACTCTAAGATGCGAGTGCTCAACCATGATTCTTAAAGACTTCTTTACCATGGTACAGACGTACCAAGGAAAGTCAGAAGCGCAAATTGAGCAAGACTGGAATATCATCTGTAGCCCAAATGGTCCTGGTACAGGAGATTGGCAATATTATCATGATTGTTGGGTTGTAGATGGAGAGCATCCTTGGGATGGTGTCGTTCTACAGCGTGTAAATTCTCGTTACATGAAAGGTTGGTCTACTAAAAATCCTTTTGCCTATGACCATCAAGAAATGCACTCTGCTGTAGCTAAACCTAAACCACGTCCCACAAGGAGGATCCTAAACGCTTGAAAGCAGAACTAAGCGTAATTAAACTATTCTTAGAGCATCCTGTATGGCTTGAGTATGGACAAGACTTAACAGCTAAAGACTTCCCTGAAGATTTACAACTGTTGTATCGAACCCTTGAGAGTCATCACAAGACACAAGACACAAGCCTATCGCTCTTAGATTTAGCAAGTTTATTCTTCTCAAACAATCCTAAAGATAAGGAATTCTACGAACAAGTATTTGACACGTTAGACAAGCAAGACGTGAGTCTTGAAGCTACCAAAACACTCATTACGCACATGAAGCGTGCAAAGATTTTACGTGAGTTGTCCATTGGTAGCTACGAAGTAGCAGAAGGCAAGAAACCCTTCGACTCTCTTAACAAGCTACTTCAAGCCCTTCAGGAAGAAAAAGAAGAAAACACTCCTGAGGAAGAGTTTGTTACTCTCTCACTCTCTGAGATTGTAAACCAAACTTTTAAAGCGCCCGGCCTACGCTGGCGCTTACCTAGCCTAAATAAAGCATTGGGCTCTCTCCGTAAGGGGAACTTCGGGTTTATCTTTATGCGGCCCGAAAGTGGTAAAACTACCCTGCTTGCTTCTGAGATTAGCTACATGCTAGATCAGGTACAGCAGGGTAATCCAATCATCTGGTTCAACAATGAACAGGTGGGTGCTGAAGTTATGTTGAGGGTCTATCAAGCCTACTTCAACCTAACAACAGAACAACTGCTATCGAACATTGCTAAGTGGGAAGAACTATTTGTTCAAGCCACCAAGGGCAAGTTCCTGATGATTGACAGAGCCCAGCTACACAAGAACTTTGTAGAGAAGATCTGTAAGAGATACAACCCTAGCCTTATTATCTTTGACCAAATTGATAAGATTCAGGGCTTTGACACAGATCGTAATGACCTACAGCTAGGTGCCATTTATATTTGGGCACGTGAGCTTGCAAAGAAGTTCTGTGCAGTTATTGGTATTTGTCAGGCGGACGCTACAGGTGAGAACCAGAAATGGCTCACCATGAATAACGTAGCCAATGCTAAGACAAGTAAGCAAGCTGAGGCTGACTGGATTCTAGGCGGTGGTACAATTCATGACACAGGATGGGAAAATGTACGGTTCTTTCACCTAAGTAAAAACAAACTTCATGGAGATGAAGACAGTGATCCTAAAATGCGCCACGGCAAGTGGGAAGTGCTCATCGATCCAGAGTGTGCTCGATACAAAGACTTAAAATGAACTTTGACATTGAAACAGTAGAGAAATATCAGGAGATTCTTGGTAAGCTAGAGCAGTTTGTAGAACCTGTTGTAGCAGGTGGTGCGATCCGCGACATGCTGCTAGATAAGCCTGTTAAGGACATTGATATCTTCTACAAAGGTAAACTACCTGACTCTGTAGTAAAGCAGTTGTTTACTGTAGAAGCAAAGTATGATAAGGCTTATGACAATAGTGAGTTTCAGGTCTTTTACTCCAAGGTGTTTTACAACAATGTAACTCTTCCCATTCAACTCATTGAAACCAAGGAAGACCCACGTAGCATTATCATTGACGACTTTGGTGTCAACCTGTCCAAAGTATGGCTTACACGGGCAGGTCTTGTAATTCCTAATGAGTTTCTTTTAGACGCAAGTCTAAAGATTCTTACCTTCAAACCCAACTGTAAGCAAAGCTATGTAGAAAGGATTATCGATAAATACCCAGAATACACTTGTACTGGATTGGGAAGTAACTACGAGGAACAAGGGGTCCTATTCGGATCCTTCTAACAAACCTGTTTGCTTAGGCTATAAATATGGCAATAACACTGAACAATGCTCCTTCGTCCCTGATGAATGGGCCTCCCTCGACATGGGGCTACTTGTCGTGGGTTTCAATCTTAAATTCGATTTACATTGGACACGCCGAGTTGGTTGTCAAATGCCAAGACTCATTTGGGATGTCCAATTGGCAGAGTTTATCCTCTCTGGACAAACTATACGCTATCCTTCTCTTGAAGGCGTCGCCAATCAATACGGTCTCGGTGATAAAGACAGCACTATCGAACATGAGTACTGGGGCAAAGGAATCGATACTGACGCAATACCTCCAGACGTACTTTCCAGATATTGTAAGCGGGACATTGAACTCACCTATCAATGCTACCTTAAGCAAAAAGAAAGATTCGCGGAGAATCCTAAACTCCTAAGACTCTTTAAACTACAATGTGAAGATCTTTTAGTTCTTCTAGAAATGGAGGCCAATGGCCAGGTATACGACGAACAACTATGTGACAAACGTGCGAAAGAGATTGAGACAGAGTTGGAAACAATCCGAGCCAACTTGGCTAGCCTTTATCCGGACATTAACATTAACTTTGGTAGCGGCGATCAGCTTTCTTGCTGGTTATATGGGGGGTCCATCCCTTATGAAGTTACTGAGCACGTAGGTTTCTACAAAAACGGTAAAGCTAAATTCAAGAAAGTAGAGAAACAACATGTTCTTCCTAGACTTGTGGAACCTATTAAGGGCAGCGCTCTTAAAAAGGAAGGCTTCTTTAAAACAGATGAAGGAACTTTACGAAAGCTTAAAGGACCGAATGCTAAGAAATTCGTTGGTCCTTTACTTCGGCTGGCTGAGCTGGATAAACTCAATTCAACATATTACAAAGGACTCCCTGAAAAAGCCAGAGAATTAAACTGGTCTAAAGGAATGGTACATGGACAATTCAATCAGTGCGTCGCTGCAACCGGGCGGCTTTCTTCCAGCAACCCTTAACTAAATAGGGGTTATAAAACCATATTAATTCAGGGGAAGCCCAGACCGGGTAATCCTGAGCCAAATCAACCAGTATACCATAAGAGGTACATATGGACATTAAATATTATTACGAAGAAACCTCAATGTCTCTGCAAACAATAGCAGACAAACTAAACATTGGGTTAAATAAAGTTTGGAAATATACTAAAAGAAACTATTCAAAAGAGTTTCGTAAAGCACGTAAAGTTAAAAACTATAGTGCTTCTAAACAAGGAAATAAAAATCCTATGTTTGGAAAAGTTGGAGAAGAACATCATAATTTTGTAGGTATTGTTGGCGACAACAAAGGCTACTTTATGCAGTTAAAACCAGCTTGGTATACAGGACGTAAGCATTCAAAACATGTTTTCGTTCATCATATTGTTGTATGTAAACATTTGGGACTGACAGAAATTCCCAAAGGATGGAACGTACATCACTGTGACCATAATCCAGAAAATAATTCGTTTGATAATTTAGTGTTGCTACTTATGTCAGATCATCAAAGACTACATAGAGCATTGAAGGGTGCAACGACTATCTCGAAAGAGAGTACACTCAAGTGGGTGGAAACGTATGGCACGCCTTTTAGGCGTGATGATATAGTCTGTTCTACACAGGAATGTGTAGCTGTACAAACGGGTAGTGTTTAACGACCACTACTGAACATAAAAGAACCTTCAAAACTTCGCGTCCGACTGCCTCGACATTTTCATTACAAGGTACAATGACTAAACAAGAAATCGTAGCATGGCTCAATGACATGAAGAAAGAAGATCCTAAAACATATCAGCTTCTTCTTCTTACAATCTTAGAGCAAATTCAGAAAGATCTTGGTAAGTAATGCTTATTCAGGCAGACGCAAGTCAATTGGAGTGGCGTACTGCAGTTGAGCTTAGCCAAGATACTGTTGGCCTTCAAGAGATCTTAAACAAGGAGGATACACATAGTAAAAACCAAATCGCTTTTGAACTACCGTCGCGGCTTATCGCAAAGATCTACCTTTTCCGCACTATTTTTCGTGGAAGTGGTTGGAGTTTTGCTAATGACAATTCTTTTATGCATGTTAGCAGTAGCCCATCTTATTGGGATGATGTTAACGAGAAGTTTTTCAAAAAATACTATGGGCTTGATGCAACGCATAAAAGGTGGGCTGAAGAAGTTGTAGCAGGTAGGCCAATTGTAGGTCCTTTGGGGCGCTTCTGGCCTGTTGAAATGAAACGCAATGATTATGGAGAGCTAAAGATACCATGGACAGTGTTAAGCAACTACCCTGTGCAGGGAACGGGTGCGGATGTAATGACAATTGCACGAGTGACGTTCTACAAACGATTGAAGCAAATGAACCTGGACAAGCTAGTGTTATTAGTGAGTTCAGTGCACGATTCAATCGTAGTGGATGCCCCGTCCTATCTCCTGATGACGATTACCAATCTGTTCCATCAGGTGTTCGATGATTTACAGCTAAACATTAAGCGTGCCTTTGGGTACGACTGGAAGGTTCCTCTAGCCTGTGAGGTTAAATACGGGCAAAACATGAAAGACATGGAGAAAATTAATCGTAACGATTGTTGACTCTACTAACTAAGTATGGTATAATAATTGTAGAGAAACTTTTCTCTTTCTTAAAATTTTATTTCAAAGGAAATATGGAAATTCAAATCCAAATCGTTCAAGTTGACAAGCAGACCAAGACCACTTCTGGCGGGAAGCCATATGTGGCGTTAGAACTAGCGTTTAAAAATCTTGGTACTGGTAAGCTTGAATCTAAAAAGCTAATGCCTTTCGGCACTACAGCCGACGCACATAAGGTGCTGGCAGGTGCCAATCAAGGTGATGTATTCACCGTTGTAAGTGAGAAGAATCAACAGAGTGGTTATTGGGACTGGCTAAAGGCCACCCAAGCACCTCCTGGTACAACTGCAGAGACTGTTGTGGCTAGTAAAGCAAATCCTACCCCTAAGAGTACCTATGAAACTCCTGAAGAACGTGCGAAAAAGCAGGTGTACATTGTCAAGCAAAGTTCGCTTAGTAACGCTGTCGCAGTACTTGGTGTTGGTGCAAAAACACCACCCAAAACAGAGGAAATCTTTGCGCTTGCGCAAACGTTCACTGACTGGGTATTCGCTCAGGAAGCTGTTAAACAAACGGCATTGATTGATATGCCAAATGATTTTGAGGATGTACAATGATGTGTTATAAGATTATGCGCTTTGGTCGTCGCTTTAACACCAAGAAGTTTGCTACCTATGAAGATGCACGTAAGCATGTTCGTCGTGTAGTTACCAAGCTAGTCGGCAAGTACAATGACGACTACACAGCTTTCGGTTTTAGCATTACCAAATGAAAATTCCCCAAGAGTTTGTTCTTGGGGGAACTACTTGGTCAGTAGAAACTGCTGACCAACTTCTTGGGGCTCTAGGCGCCTCCTATCCTCAAGAAGCTAAAGTAAGGCTTTTAAAGAGTTTACCAAGGCAAATTAAAGAACAAACTTTTTGTCATGAACTTGTTCATTGTATTCTTTACTCAATGGGTAAACCAAGTGACCAACATGATGAAGTTTTTGTAGATGGGTTTGCAACGTTTCTTCATCAATACTTCGCCCAGAAATAAAATAATGAAAGAACTTTGCCTCGTAGACGGGGATATTGTTTGCTACCGATGTGCTGCTACAGCCAATGGGTTGCCTAAAGACATTGCCCTGGTAAGAACAGATGAGTTGATGCGCCGCATTCTACATGAGACAAATGCGACCAACTATAAAGTGTTCTTATCTGGTGCTAACAACTTTAGGTACACCATTTTCCCTGAGTATAAAGCACACCGTAAAGATAAACCCCGCCCTGAGCATCTAGAAGCTACCAAAGAGTTTCTTGTCACTGAATGGAAGGCTACAATTACAGACGGATATGAAGCTGACGACGAACTTGCAATTGAACAAGTGGCTGCGGGCACAGGTTCGGTTATTGCCTCCATTGACAAGGACCTATTACAAATCCCCGGGTATCACTACGATTTCGTTAAAGGAATTGAGCGTTTTGTTAGCCCATTCGATGCTCTTAGATGCTTCTACAAGCAACTCATTACAGGAGATGGAAGCGACGGAATTCCAGCGTTTGATGGAAAAATACGCGGTTCAGTGCCCAAATTTGTTCAGAGACTTCTTGATCCAATTGATTCAATGACAGATGAGTTAAGCATGTATAAATATGTTTGTAGTGTTTATGAAGATTCTTTTGGTAATCCTTTTGGATGGGAGTATCTAGAACAAATCATTCATCGCAATGCCCGCTGTCTCTATCTACTGAGACGTGAAGGAGACAAATGGCAACCACCTGGACAGAAGGAAGACGACGAGCTTTCATTACCAATGCTCTAAGAGCAGCCACTCGTAAATGGCCTCCTAAATATGAAACCCTCAATGACGCCAAGACAGAGAAAAAGATTAACCCGAAGACAAAAAGACTTGGACAACACTACTTGTGTGCCTCTTGTGGAAATGATTTCCCGAGTAAGGACGTACAGGTCGATCATCGAATCCCTGTTGTTGATCCCTCCAGAGGGTTCGAGACTTGGGATGTATTCATTGAACGACTCTTCTGTGACCGAGACAACCTCCAAGTCCTCTGCACGGCGTGTCATAAACTAAAAACCTCAGAGGAGAACTTACAATCGAAGTTGAAAAGACAATCGAAACCCCGCAAGGCACCGTTAAATTCAAAGGCACGCTCTCGCAAGAAGAAGCCGACTACGTAATTAAGGTAGGACTTATGTTTCTAATGCAAAATGGTGCTCTACCCTTTAAGATCGAAAACGATCCTCAATATGATGACTCAGACTTAGACACTGATGAAGATGATGAGGAAGAGCAGGAAATGGATGACTAAAACTCATTTATACATACCAGATGTACAATTTCGTGATGGCGACAATAGCGATTTCCTCAAGTCTATTGGGCGTTATATTGCCCGCAAACAGCCAGATGTGGTGGTTTGTGGTGGTGATTTTGCTGATATGCCTAGCCTATCTTCCTACGACGTGGGAAAAAAGGCATTCGAAGGCAAGCGATACACTAAAGACGTGGCTGCTGCAAAAGAAGCAATGCAGGCCCTTCTTGGACCTATTAAAGAGTTTAACAAACAAGCGAAGCTAAACAAACAGAAACAATACAAACCGCGTATGGTGCTCACCCTAGGGAATCATGAGGATCGTATTACAAGGGCTGTAAACTCTGACGCTAAGCTTGAAGGTGTTCTTTCACTCAATGATCTGGAATATGAAAAAGATTGGGAAGTATTTCCATACCTTGAAGTTGTTGTTATTGACGGTATTGCTTACAGTCATTATTTTACTTCAGGTGCCCTTGGTCGTCCTTGTTCATCTGCTGCTACAATGCTGGCTAAAAAGCATCAATCTTGCATTGCCGGACACCAGCAAGGTCTTCAGATTGCAATGGGAAATCGAGCCGATGGATCTCCTATCACTGCGATTATTGCCGGTTCGTGTTATGAACATGACGAAGATTATCTGGGACCACAAGGAAACAAACACTGGCGCGGAATCCTGATGTGTCATGAAGTCCAAGATGGTGTCTTTGACCTGATGCCAGTGTCTTTGAAGTATCTTAAAACTAAATATGGAAGTTAATATGAAAGCAGATGATAAGCAGATTTCAGGTAATCATTATAAAGAAATGTCTATTCAACCTTGGACATACGTTCATGCTAACAACCTAGGATACTTTGAAGGCAGTGCAATCAAGTACATTACACGATGGCGTAACAAAGGCGGTATCGCCGACATTCAGAAAGCTATTCACTTTCTTGAAAAGCTTATTGAGCTTGAGTCACCTACTCTTGACCCTGTATCTTTTAATGAAGGTAAGCCTGCTTACCCAGAACTTGAACGAGCTACAAAGCGACTTTCTGACGCACCTAAAGTGGCTGAATACAATCGGGATACCTACCGTCCCCCTAGTGATTTTTGGCAAGAACTAAACAAGGTCACTGAACAATGGGTAATGAGTAAACAAGAACGGGATACCTTTCATGGCGGATAAATTAATTTATTTAGCCACGCCCTACACAGGGTTCAAGGGTAGTCGTGAAGAAGCCTATCGGTTAGCTTGCCTAAAGGCTGCTGAGCTTATGGAGGAAGGTTATACCGTGTTTTCTCCTATTGCTCACAGCCACTCTATTGAAACAGAAGCTGGTTGGCATCCTAAGAATGGTGACTGGTGGCTTAAACAAGACTTTGGAATCTTAGCCTACTGTGATGAACTGTGGGTTTATAAACTACCAGGATGGGATACTTCATATGGTGTAGCAGAAGAAATTAAGTTTGCTAACGCCTATGATATTCCCGTAAAGGAAATTGATTATGCATAATAGCTTTGAGGAACTGAAAGACCTCATCGCTGCTGAACTGTCTGTAGAAGAAATCCTTGATATCTTAGGTTGGGAAACAATGGAGCTTGTTGATGCCCTTGAAGACTACATTAAAGAACAAGAAGACGA